TTTACTTCAATGTTAATAAATACAAGAACTGGTTCACAGATTCAAGCATATCATCGCGGATTGTCATTAAATCACTGTCTTTCTTAGAAGGAAATACCATAGAAAGGTCGATCAAAAATTGCCTAAATTCAAAGATTTTGTGTTGGAATTCGTATTTCGTATCAAAGTCGTACAATTTCATTTTGTCTTCTACCATATTAATGCGTTTGAATGTTTTGCCCATTAATACTTCTACAAATCGGTCAGTTTGCCCAGATAATTTTTCATGGAGTTCATCTGTTGCTTTGTGTTGTGAATACGATTTCGTTTTCCAGTGATATAATTTGATTCCGTTCATGATTTCCAAAAAAGTTTTAATTATACGCGACTTTTGATTATTTGGGATATCATTGTCTCTTCGTGTTTTATTATGACGACGTATTTTCGTCTTGCTTAACGATTTTCTTCTTTTATTAGTAGACTTTTTGTATTTCTTTAGTGCTATTTCCTTTGCCATATGTGTATTATACAGTATGAGGACAAAATAAACTGATTGGGAATTGTATCCATTTTACGACTGTACAGATGGTGTCAATTCCTCTAATAACGAATCGGCAAGTTGCTCGTTCGTAGGTGTGGGATTTTGATTATCACAGTTGTCTCGTTTTGGATCTATTTCTACAATATCAATCTTTGTTTTTGGTTGATTAGTCGGTTCTTCTTCATTGGATTCATCTTTTACTTTAGGCGAATTTTGAGAATCATTGGTAAAAGGCTTTAGCCATTTTTCTTGTATGTTTTGCTGTTGTAAATAATACTGTAGAATAGACTTACTATGAGCCATAGCGTTGGCCACTGTAGTATAAGACACTTTTACAATTTCTTGGTTTGATTCTGTGAATTGAATACTGTAGAACCAATAAGGTGGTATACAAAGGATATGTCCGGGTTCCAATTGAAAATCCAATGATTGAAGTTCTTTAGAAGATGGGTGGAATAAATTTTCCTTGGACCAAAATTCATAATTAACTGGATCGTCTACAGTAGACAAATATACTCGGCTTTTCCACGGTGTCATTTTAATACGAACACTCGTATTTTGTTCGGTTGGTGGAAAGTACAAAAAGTTATGACTTTGTTGTAAATAATATGTAGTAGTTTGTGTACCAACTGAGCCATATAATAAATCATAATTTGTGGAAATAGTGAATTGCGGTTTCAGATACGCGTCTAAATGTTCAAACCAAGACGCCCATTCGGATGACTGAATGATTTCACCGTGGTTATCGTTACTGTAGAAGATCGACTTTTTATCGGTTTGGAATAAACTATGTGCATTATCCTTGGGTAAAGTAATAGGATCTACGTAGGTGTTTTCATTTTGTTTAGCACGATAATCACGTACATCTTTTACTTTTAAATAGGTTAGTGAACTTGCTGGGATGGGCGGTAAATCAGCCAATGGAAACAATATTGGTTGCTTGTAGTTGACAATGGTTTGTAAATCTTGATGAGTTGTATAATCGTATTCATATATTTCTAAATCACTTCCACTTTTGAATTGGTGCTGAATATGAATATATAAAAATAAAATGCATACAAATAAGATAATAGTGGTCCACATCTATATATTTTTCTATACAATGATACTACATTCTATAGAATAGGATTTTAACCTAATTTTCTTCTGCACGAGGGGCAATGTAGAAAGTCAGTTGTGCGTTTTCATCCATACTAAAGTCCATTTTCATTGGATATTCGGATGATACACCCACTTCCATATTTTTCGCAATTTTCTGATATTGGCATATAAGATTCAAGTGTTTCAATGCATAGGAACCACATACAGTACCATCTTCTTCAATAGAATATTCTTCTAAATCCTGTATTGGAATGTGAGTTTTCATGTTTCCATATTCCACACTTTCGGCTACTAATTCAATATGTTCTTCTGTACATTCAATACGGACTGCTTCTCCAAATTGTTTCAATTGATGGATCATACTGGAGAAAACCAAAGTAGGTAAAGCAAAGTCGGCTGAATATTCAATGGGTGGGATTTCCATAATTTCGGAATCCAAATCAATAAGCGGTACTTCAAATGTTTTCTCAAAAACCAATTTGTTGTCACTTGGACAGGAATACCGTACAAATATATGATCGGTTCGTTCGTGTGTATTCCATTCCAATCCTTGCGTTTTGTCTTTGATGCTCAATACTTTGGATAGTAAACCTGTAGACACGCCTATTACTTCTGGTTGTTCTACTTCATAAGTAGTAAACCAAGTTTTAGGTAAATTCAATTGGGCAATTAGAATCATTCCCGAGTCCATACACTGTACAGATAGTTCTTCTTGTTTACAGGTAATGTTGATGGAATCGGTAAATGTTTTCATGGGCTGAAACAATTGGCTAAATGTTTCTGCTTTGACGGGATCGGTTATTATTAATCTCATATTTTGATTTCAGCAACGGAATGAGGATTTGTTTATTTATTCAAGTCAAATCGTTCTAAATCCTTTTTTTACGAAGATATATCGAAAAGTTTAGCGATTTTCGCATCACTATCTTTATAACAATATTCCACTTTATCTACTATATCCTTAATACTATTGTATAATAATTGCCTAATATTACTAATAACGGAAGGAGTATGATAAATGACTAATTTTGTCATTTTACCAGTAAACGACGTATTTTCATCAAATACGGAGCATATAATATTATAATATCGCTGGGCGGCCGAAATAGTAAAAGATTTCAAATTTACGTGGAATTCAAAAGATGAATATTCTTTCAACACTTTATCTACTAATGCCACCACATATTGATATAATATTGGTGTCACTTGATCATTTGCGTATGTCTTGAATACCAGATAATTATAGTATAAAATATTGGTATTGGGTATTTGAAATACTGTACACTGGATCATTTTTTGAATGTCCATTTGTTGAGAAATGTTAGTGGCACAATCTAATTTTTGTGAATTTTTAAAAAAGCGATTCTTATTGTGCTGTTCATAATATTTCGTCTTGGCACTTTCCATTTCTTGGACATACTGATTACGTTCTTCCGTGTTCATTGTAGTCATAGTAGGTATATAAATAGGATATCAACGATAATAGTATTAATGTATATAATTATATAATTATATGTTGTTTACGTAATTATATATTTTTCGCTAAATAATAATATTTATTTACGGCCTTTTTTCTTCATTTTTTTATCGTGGGTAGAAAACGATACTTCAAAATCATCACCTGTATCATTTTTTTCTTCTACAGTCATTTGTGATTGATCATTAATGCTTTCTTCGTTAAGAACTTCATTGACATTATTGTCATTTTCTTCTGATAAGTTCTCTGGAGTTGATTCCACATTGGCATCTTTCATTTCGATTGTTTCTGCACTGGCTATAATATTGTCGTAATTAATAGATGGATTTACTGTAGAAGATGGTGTATTCATATATTGAACGCGTTCTTCCAATAATGTTTTGTTGACGTCCATTGTGTACGTTTGTAATTTCATCAAAGCGGATTTCATTTCTTGTATTTCACCGGCTAACATTTGGAATCTTTCATCATACTCGTTTAGTATTTCTTTGATTGCATTGGTTTCTTCTTGTACTACAATATTGGAATTGACTGATTCGGACGGTACTGTATCTTTTGCTGATTTTTCTAATGTAGACAATCGCGAATCCAATATTTTCAGAACTTGAGGTAAAGTCATTGGTTTTGCTGCTGTTTGTTGCTGTTGTTGCTGTTGTGTTTGTGGTTGTGGAGCCTGGCTTAAATTGGCTCTGCGTTTTTTTGCTGCGTTTATACTACTACTCATAGATAGGATATAGTATTTTTTTGTTTTGGTAGAATGAATACTAATTCAAAGTAGTTGGATTTATATTGTTTTCAATAGGAATAATTATATCCGATACAATACCGTAGAGTATGCGAAGAGAATCGTTATCAAATCGTTTAATGTACTGATATTCTGGTATAGTTTTACATGTATATACAATAATTTTTTTGTTGTGTTGTAATACAATTTCTATTAGGCGATTGGACAAAGATGCCCAATCCACTACAATGAAATCAATACCGTATAGCATTGTATCCAATTCATGTGGTAAATACGTATTGGCTGTAATAAAACCCAATTTCACCGGTATTTTATTATGAATAAACGTATTCAAATGATATCGATTAAAACTGGCAACTATAATATTGCGTAAAGGAATGCGTTTTTGGTTTAAATAATTCATCACTAATGTAGATACAGAATCGCCCCCTTTTAGATCCAAATAGGCTCTGTATACTGTAGGAGGAAAATGTTGGAAAAATGCGTCTAAAGTCAATAGATCCGGATAAGTATCGGTCAAAATATCCACGGTAGTTTTTTCAATATGATGACTTCCAATAATAGGATCATGGTGTAAGACTAAATCGTAATCTGCTGTACGGTGAATATCGGCTTCTAAATAATCGAATTTCTCTATAATAGCATTTTTAAATGCTTCTAAAGTATTGTCTTTAGCATTGTATCCTCGATGTGCAAATATTTTCATATTTCTTTTTCCGGTGACTTTGGTTTCAATGATTCTATATACCGATGAATGTATTGTTTTTCTTTAGGCGTTAAAGATTTCCTAAATGTAGGAAAATATCGCGAATTTTGTTTTGAATTTTGGTCATTTGGCGATGATGTTGGCAATTTGGGTTCATTACTGATATCATCAACCTTGATTTCTAATTTAGTATCATTATTTTCCATTTTTTATATACATTAATCCTCTACATTTATGGTATATCTGGTGGACTATAAAAACAATAGACCCTATGTATAATATATAGTAGAAAGTCATATAGGTTATTTTCTGGAGACAAATGTGAAACCATTCGGATAACCATTGTACAGGTTCGATTAATATGGAATGGACTGTAGACGATATAGAAGTTGTCCAGGGTATCCAACTAACATGCCATTGTAAATGATTCACCCGCACTGTATTCAGCTCCACTTGTTTACGATAATTCCACAATCTTTCGCTTTCTTGTAAAAAATGTTGGTTTTTCATTTCTTGCATTTGAGACAAAGGCATATGTTGCATTCCATGTAAAATAGTATTACTGTACACAGTAAGGCGATTGATAATCTTTCTACGGTATTCTACTAATGAAAAAATGCCTAAAGATTCTTCGATGGAAAACATTTCAAAAATCAACTTTTCATATTGAATCAACAAAATCCCTAAATACTTTGCCTTTTCCCATAAAATGGATTTAGGAATTTTACCGGTTCCATCATTTTCTTCTCTCGAAAATGCTAAAATGTTTTGTATAATCACTTCCAAATGAATTGGTCGAAGATATTTGTATTGAAGATGTCCGGTGAATGGATCATAAGTCAATTTAGAAAAATTGTTCAATTCATATGAACATAAATGCAACAAATATTTCTCTCGATTGTATTGAATTGATTCTTGGATTTCCAATTCTACTTTCGATAATGAATCCGAGAGAAAATACGAAAAGGGTTGATTGATTGGAATCAACCAACTTCCTAAAGTAGATTCTTTAGGCATTTTCTCTCGGTTTTGATCTTCGCGATTTCTATTGGAAAAATCAGCACGAAGGTCGTACGGAATCGTATCTGTACGGTACTCCATCATGGATTCACAAACATGGACTAAATGTTGATGTACTTTTGCATTTAGGCGATTCCATGATTGGATTATTTCCATTTCAATATATTGATTGGGATTGGTATAATAAAAATAAGAAGCCCATTGATTGGATTCGATTTGAGACAAATTAATATTACTTTCCAGTAGAAGAGATACTGTAGAATAATGATCTTGTATAGTAAATGGTTGACTCGTGAACCTTTGTGTCATATGATAAAATGATTCTGTATTCCATGGCTTATTAATAGGCATACACTGTACAGGAATGATGGTTGTATGAGACAAGAATAAAAACAATGATGATGATAATGATGATAATGAAAAAAGGGAAAATGGGATTTTCATTTTTTGCCACCGCCAAATTTGTATTCTTTAGGCAAAATTGTTTTCAATAGAATTTTTCCTAAATAGTATTGAAATTTTTTACATTGGGGCTTTTATCCTCCTCCACCAATGAGTGGCAAGTCTCCTCCTCCACCAATGAGTGCCAAGTCTTTTGTATCGGATACATCAATATAACGTTTCAGATCACTAATAAGAACAGTCATTTCTTGTACACCAGTATCCTTGTTACGAATATAATAGAATTTTATTGATTCAGACGAAGGGTATGACTGAAGAGCATAAATTAATTGTCCTAAAGTTCTTTGATGTTGCAAGGCTCCTAAATCAGTTTTCTTGTTTTGAATAACATAGGACAACACTAGATCGTAACGATTAAAATAATTGGATGGTATATTTGCAGTATTGCCATCAACGCCAGTAATCAGTAAACCTTGTTTTGGGAACCCAGTATTATCATTATAATAACTTTGAGTGGTAAATGCGTTTGGCACTTCCCAATTCAATCCTAAATATAACTTCTCGGATCTATTTCCTAAATATAACTTCTCGGATCTATTGTGTATACCGGTGCGTAAAACTTGTAATGAACGACGCAAAGTATCTAAATTGGGTCCACCATTTAAGGTTTCATTTGCGGTATAACCAAATGTAAACAAACCAATAATCTTACCGTTAATATTTAAAATAGGACTACCCGAATTCCCTCCTATACCGGCTGTATCAATAAAAATAGTATCGGGTATATATAATCCGGACTTCAGTGCGTGATGTCCATCCCGTACAATACCTTTACTTATAGAATCGGTATCCAATCCACCGGGGTTTCCGCACACATAACAAGTATCACCAGCACTGCCTTCTACAGTAGATAACTGTAGACAAAAATGGGAATGGGAAGTGAAATTGATATTAGTTTGAATTAATGCTACATCGGCCACTCCATCCAAGTAAATGAAATCTGGGTTAATTTTATGCCATGTATTGTTTATTGGATTAGTTACGTATAGTTCGTCCATTTTTGTGTATGAATTGGCTTTCAATACACAATGTGCTGCAGTCAAGAAATATCCTTTTGTTAAGTCGTTACCCATGGTGAAAAAACAACCTGAACCGTTTGCCTCTTTGCTGTATTCAGGTGTGATAATCTCTTTGATGTAAATGGTACTACATGCGTTTTCAATATTGGAAATATTAAGTGTTTCTTCTTTGGTTTTCAGCCTTTTCACATCTTCTAAAAGCCCTTTCATATTAATTTGGGGTTGTCTGTCAAGATTATTGACGAAACTTTGTGAAACAACGCGATACATATTGAGTTTTGTTATACAATTACAATATACAAAAAATATCTATATAAATATTTTAGTTGAATATCTATTAGTATTAACCAACCATGTTGAAAAACGCTGTAAAACTCAACAAGTACAAAAATCAAGATATCAATGGTGATCAACACGAAGAATATCAATATTTGAATTTACTTCACGATATATTAGAAGATGGTTCTGAAGTAGTAGGACGAAATGGAACAACAAAAGCCGTATACGGTGCAGCCATGCATTTTACCTTGACTGATAATACATTACCTCTATTAACGACGAAAAAAGTGGCTTGGAAAACTTGTTTAAAAGAATTACTGTGGTTTATTGCCGGACATACGGACAACAATCTATTAAATCAACAAAATGTACATATATGGGACGGCAATGCTACTCCTGAATTTATGAAATCACGTGGACTAGACCACTACCCACCGGGTGATTTAGGCCCTTTGTACGGTTTTCAATGGAGGCATTTCAATGCTACTTACCACGGCTGTCAAGCCGATTATTCCAAAAAGGGTATTGATCAGTTACAGGATGTGATCGATTGTTTGAAGGATCCTGTAAAGCGCAACAGTAGACGTATGATAGTCAGTGCGTGGAATCCGTCGTTTTTAGACCAAATGGCATTGCCCCCTTGTCATGTATTATTCCAATTTAATGTACTAGATGGAAACAAACTGAGTTGCAGTCTATATCAACGCTCAGTTGACGAATTTTTAGGAAATTCTTTCAACATAGCGTCATATAGTATGCTGACTCATTTAGTGGCTCATCATTGTGGATTGGAACCCTATGAATTTATTCATTATTCCGGAAATTGTCATTTGTACGATGATCATTATGAACAAGCACGCGAGCAATTGACCCGAACGCCCTATCCATTTCCAAAATTAAAAATTGTGAAAAAAAGAGAATCCATACAGGACTATCAAGTGGCAGATTTTGTAATTGAGAATTATCAACATCATTCAGTTTTGAAAGGAGCAATGCGTGCTTAATCCTCTTCACCATCATAACTATAATAACCACCGTTAGAAAAGGTATTTCGGTTGTTGCGCGCATCAGCCGCGTAGATTTGTATAGTATGTAAATAATGTATTTTCTTTTGTAAATCTACATTGACATCGAACGCAACTGTACAGAATCGATAATCATGTGATACTTGATATAAATATGCTGCTAATATTTGTTCTTCGGTTATTTTTTGTTTTTTCAATCGTTGTAACATATCTTTAATATACGTCCAATTTTCCTCTTTCATTACAGTCATACTGCGATTTTTTGAATCATTATATTGATAGTAACGCTGTAAATTCGTGTTGGATTCTTCCAAAGGCTCATCATTAGCACGTTGAAACATCCAACGCATGGGAGCCATCATTGCATTTTCCGGGTCGACTTCATATAAATCGTTATTTTCCTCTTCATTATCATCATCATCTGAATTTTCATTATTGTCTTCGTCATCTGTGTCTTCAGTATTTGGCTCTCGGTAAGCAAAGCCTTCTTCTAAAAGAGAATGATTATGAATAAATATTTCACCAGCACGATTATTATTAGCCACTTCCGTTTCATCTGCATTCCCAGTTTCAACCAATACCTTTCTACAGTAAGGACACGTATATCCATTGACAGAAGTATGTTTTAAGAAACAATCGGTATGGAATCTATGATTACACAAAGTTTGCAAAGAATTCGATGAATCTGCCGCAATTTCGTCAAAACAAATCGGACAAGACATTTCTGACTCCATATTTACGTCGTTGTTATTATTAGACTCAAATAATGTATACAAGTATTTTACCATAACCTCCATTGTTTTTCTATTTAGTATTCAATTTTTTTTTACCAATTTATACATAATAAATATAAGGAGTTTTTATTATGTATACTATAGAACAAAAAATATGGTAAAGGCTGCGTGTTTCATCCACAGTACTACTTTACCAACATGGAAAGATGAAATATTATGTTATTTGCTAGACTATTTAATTCAAAGACCAATTATAGATTGTCTCGATTTCATTTTCATTAACAATACCGGGAACCACTTAAATATTCCTAAAATCGAAAGTCTTCATCCGAAAATTCGCGTGGTGAATTACAGTACAGATCCTTCGACTTTTGAAATTTCTACGATTCGTCAAATGTATTCTTTTGCTAAACTTCATCCGGATTACAAACTCTTATATTTGCATACTAAAGGTATTTCCCGTCCAAAGGACTGCATAACAAGAAATCCAGTAAGAAGTTGGATGGATTTTATGCTATATTGTACAGTAGATAAATGTAGCACTTGTCTCCAATTACTCGATGTCTACAATACCGTAGGGCCAAATGAGATGAGTGTATTGAGTCCTGGTAATCCACCCCATTATTCTGGTAATTATTGGTGGACAACTGCGTCTTATATGATAACACGTCTGGATATTAGTCGATTGAAAGATAAATTCGACCCCGAGTTTTTCATTATTGGAACCCGTCAATATTGTACGGACTATTTTTCAGTATTGGAATTGTACAACCTATATGAATCAACCTATAAACAAGAAACATATACCACTTTGGTTGAAAATCGGCTTGAAAATCAAGTCTTGTACTGTAGACTGGATCATTTCGATGTAAACCAATTTTTACCCTTATTTACCGCCTTTATGATGGCTTCTGTTTATCCAGGTCATACTATTATAATACTCGATAATGACATTGTATTGCAATCGAAAGAAGTCCTATGTCGGGTCGACGAAATGCTAAATATAGACAAGACGAATCAATCACTAAAGCCATATAATATTACGCTCATAGTCCGATCTACGGTGAAAATGACTGTAGAAAAAGTGGATTGGGGGATACAGCCTACTAATATAGTTTCCTTAACTGACGATTTCATTCAAAAACATCATAAACCGAATTATTTCTCTATACCGGGATCAGTGGATTTAAATGCTTTAGCAAATGTAGAGGATCCCATTTTATTTACCCGAAAACATTTGTATATCACTTATAAAATCAATGACTTTGTGCTTCAAACATATTTTGACGAAGTGATGACATTGTATTTCCATTATATGAAAATGGATTTCGTGGATTACAGCAATGTAGTATGGATAGATCATTCTAATATAATGATAAATATGAAAGTAAAAGAAACGGTGAAAAAAATGTTATCCACTATACATTTGTCTTTAACAACAGAAGATCGATGGATTGCGGAGTTCTTGGAATCCATGGAATATACGCCAACAACACCAACATCAACAACACCATCGGTATTAATTTCTCCATTCATTTCATAAAAAGAAAAATTCCTATAGAAAGATGAGTTTAGCAAATGAAATCACTTTAGAATCCAGTGGTTCACGTCGATCCTTTTTCAACCATGTTTTTTCTACTACTGAAGAAGGTAAAGGTGAAGTGCTTAATGTTCTACAATATTCATTATTAGGTGTAGTGCCTATTGTTATTTTAAACAAAACCCTCCAGCGATTGATTCCCGATGCGGATTCAGATAAATCGTCTTTAGAAATATTGGTCGAAGTATTGGTACAATTGATTATCATGTTTGTCGGTATTGTTATTATTCACCGTATTATTACCTATGTTCCTACCTACAGTGAATTCAAATACGAAAGCCTTTCCTTGACCAATGTGATTTTAGCCTTTTTGGTGGTAGTATTGAGTCTACAGACTAAATTGGGCATCAAGGTCAATATATTAGTCGACCGTGTCCAAGAACTATGGTCAGGGTCAGGGCCAAGAGAAATCGAATCAAAGCCCAATGTCCGTAGACAAAGTAATCATATACCCAGTCAAGGAGATCATTTAGGCAGTTCTCAATCGGATGTTTTCCCACCTGCCCCAATGGCGACCACACAAGCCAATCCTACCTATGATACTATGATGAGAGGCAATCCTACTGCTGCTCCTCAACTGCCCAGTATTATGGAACCCGTAGCGGCCAATGCATTTGGAGGGTTTTCCAATTTCTAAATTCTACGTAATAACCACAATCACCTCGCTACGCTCGGTGAAAGGTCGGGGCGAAGCCCCGACCAATCGTGTATCCACGTAAGGGTCTTCTAATTATTATTCTCTACAATAACAAAATCGTATTTTTCTTATTGTCTTGTCTCTAAAAAGTAGACGGTATGTCATATGGATCATATTTACGATTGCCACTACTACTATTTTGAATCGAAAAGGCTACATTGTAAGCAATGTGTCCAATCACAATAGAAGCAATCCAAATGCCTAAATCATCTAATATAGAAACCATATTGGTTCCTACTTGGTTGGTGAAAAAGCAAAATGAAAATCCGGTATAAGCCAATAACAATACAGTAGGGATTTTATGTTTACGCAAAGTAGGCCACATTTGCATATAATGATTCGGTACATGATGAAAGGTCATGTACAAATAAAATGGTAACCAAGATGTTTGAACAAAAGTGGAAAGGAGAGAACCGGTCAAAATAGTGGCTAAAATAGGATTCTTTAGGCATTTCCAATCGTCGTAAAAATGGATAAACGACGCCACCATAAAAAGACTGTAGAAGAACTGATCTTGGTGGACAGCATGACATAATTGACCTATTCCTATGGTACCATAATAAGTAGTAGCCAATAAAGCAGTTGTATTATGATGAATGGCGTGAATTAAATCAGTGGCTCCATGGGGAGCAATCCAAGTATTCATAACAAATGTCGGCAATGCGGGTAATACTGTAGAAGAAATGGCGGATGTTAATGTGGTGTACAATGTCGTTATGGATGGCAATACAAGCATTTGGTTATTATTTTATTATTTTGTTGATTTTGAATTATAATCATATAAAAATTATGGTTTTCAAATCTATTTCTGTAAGGGTTACTTTATTTTTGCAATGCATTTTTCCCATAAAGTCTTTATTTCCGGGTCACTTGCTAACCTTACAAAGGCTTTATCGTCTTTGTATATACAATCTTCCAAAGTCTTGTATACTTGTGCCTTTTTATCTGATTTGGCATCAAATGAACTTCTTTGCCATTTGATTGTTTTGTTTTTATCGATGCTTTTGTTAAATATGCATCCCAGTTTTTGTATAATCTCTACTACATAATCATCATTGCTAGCAAATTCATCGTATAAAATTTTTATAAATTGATTGTCATCTTCTACGAAATGATTGGCATATAATTTCCATAATTTCAACATTTCACGCATTCTATTACTATCTCGATCATATGTTTTCCAAGCACTTGAAAACTGAGTATAAGGGCATCTCAGTAGAGACAAAAAATGACAGTCTTCTATATGTTTGAACTTTTCAACTTCGTCCTTTTCTATTGGTTTATTCTCGATACTAATAAGAACACAGTCTACATTTTTAAATCCAGTCCATTTATGATCACAATGGTTTTCATATTTTTCAATATCCTTATATTTCATGTATTGGTCGTAGGAGATGTAAGAATCATTAATATGTACATAATTAGAGAAATGCTGTAATATCACGGAAATGATAAAATGGTTTCCCGATCGTCTTACACCATATAGAAATATCGTTTTCATAGGGTCTATGGTATGATATAATAAATAAATTTTTATGTATATTTGTCTCGGAATCTTTTATTTTGAATATATATTTAATTATTGTAGATTACCCATATAAAAATTATGGTTTTCAAATCTACATTGGAGACACATCACATCAATGGATCCATCGGTTGAATTTTATGCCGGTTGTTTTTCCGGATTGGCTCAAAATATAATCGGCCATCCATTTGATACTCTCAAAGTGTATATTCAAAATAAAAAGACATTTTGTCTCGGTTCTACTGTACAATCATCTTTCAAACAATATTACCGTGGGTTTGCGTATCCTACGGCATTATCCATGCTCATCAATGGATCTACATTTCAAATCAATGCTTTTCTCTCCAATCATTT